TACACCTTTGTAGGCTGATCCTGTGCCACCACCCAGCCAAAATGTGCCCCATTCCATGTCGGGCATGAACATGAAGTCTGTTTGTACGTAGCCCCGTTTGGGATCACCTTGAATGGGTGTCTTGAAGTGTACCGCTTCGCCTGTGAGCCTGGTCCAGTCTCGAGGATCTTGTTTGTGCTTGGTGGCCCAGGCATCCAGGCGGCCCTTGAGTTCGGCCTTGGTTATTTCTGTGGCATCCACAGCAAGATCTAGATCGCCTGAGTCGGGTTTTTTGCCTGTTGATCCCAACCACTTGATGGGAATGCCTGCTTCGTCTCGATCATGTGATAAATCAAGGCCTGTAATGGTCTCTAACCAGGCCACTGTGCTGGCGATGTCTGCTTGTTTGATGCGTTGTGTGAGGGGCTGACCTTGTGCATCTTTGAAAACATTGCCACCTTCTTGTAATTGCATCATGTGTCCTAAGATTGTAAGCCCAGCATTTTTAGGATCTGGGCTTTTTGTGTGGGGTTTCGTGCTGCCTGTTGCACTTCGCCAATCGTGGCGGCATTCAGTCCCAGTTCGGTGGCCAGAGCCAGGTCCTGTGACGACAGTGTGGCTCGTCGCGCTCCTGCGCCGCCATAGCCCAGGCCTGTGCCCGAGTCATGGGCCAACACTCCTTGTGCCGGGGCAATGCCTGCCATCACAAGTTTTTGCCAGTCTTGTGCAGGATTGGTTCCTGCAATGGTAGATTGGAAAATACCTTCAATGGCCGAGTTCAATTCTTGTATGGCCTGCATGGCATTGGCCTTGACAGTTTGTCCTTCGGGTGTGGCGTCGTCGCCCACATAATTGGCCAGGGTGGTGTAATTGAAGTTGCTTCGTGGTTGAATGGCCTGATTGACCATGGCCGTGAGTTGGGACTTGAGTACACTTTTTTCGCCGGCGGTGAGTTTGGCAGCACTGGTTGGTGGTGCCTTGGTCACAGGATCTCGACTTTGCGCCAAGGCCGCTTGTACCTGACCGGCCCAGTTTTGTTGCAACACAGGTAACAGTGTCTTGGACATTTCTTGACCCAGTTTCAAGGCCTCGGCACGATTCATGGGCTTGCCTGAAAATTTGCCTGTGACATCCACGCCACCAAATGCCTTGCTCATTAGGCTTTTGCCCAGAGCACCTGCTATTCCACCTGCCACGGCTGCGGTACCACCCACAACTTTTCCTGGTCCGCTGTTGGCCACGGCACTACCAATTTTGCCAAGTGTTCCCCCTGTTGACCCACTGCTGGCGGGTGCGGCAGCAGGTGCCGCAGAGGTTGTGGCCGCTGGTTTAGCAAAACCTGGACCGTACGTCACTTTCATGGGAGCGACTGTTGGTGTAAGTTCGTTTAAGGGTCTGCGTGTTATTTCATGAATCTGCATGGGTTCTCCTGACAGATCGTGAAAACTTGCCGGCATCTTTGGTGCGTATGGCATTGAGCAGTTTTCTTGTGAGGTTGTCTGCTTGCTCTGCACCAAACTCTGATTCTATCTGTTCAATCAAGCGTATGGCACTGGCAATCACGCTGTCCGCTCGAGTTTCAATGATCAGTCGGCGGTCACGCTCCACATACATTGAATCTAGTTCTTCCAGCAAACTTCGGGTCTTTTTCTGCATTCGATCTGGGCCTTTGGATTATTTAGTGCTTTTAGTATTCTAATAAATATCTATTATACAGGAACATCCATGACAAGTCAAATTAACCCCAATAACATCGACGGCCAATACCCCGTTGCTGGCCAGCCCAATAATACACAGGGCTTTAGAGATAATTTTACCAATATTAAAACCAATTTCCAAACGGCAAAAAATGAAATCACTGACTTGGAAAACAAAGGTGTTTTCAAAGCCGCGCTAACAGGCACCACGCTTGACAACAACATGGCAGATAACTTAATATACGCCGTTAAATTAAATGACGTAAGTTACACTTATGTGCAACAAACTGCCACAGCAGGTGCTATCCCTATTGATTATTCAGCCGGACAGTATCAGTTGATTGCGCCCACTGCCAATGTTAGTTTAACTTTCTCTAACTGGCCTGCTTCGGGATCTGAAGGTGTTGTTTACGTTGACTTTGTTGTGACCAATACTGCCTACACTGTGACATTGCCGGGGGCAGTAAGTATCGGAACTACTGGTGTACAAGGACTTACTGCTAACGTTCTTACATTTGGTGCCACTGGCACATATAGATTTGCCTTTAGCACAGCCGATTCAGGCACTACTATTGCCATTTATGATTTAAACCGTCCATTGAGTTATTATACTAACCCTGTTACTGTTGCCGACACTTCGACTAGCACTAGCACCAGTACAGGTGCAGTTGTAGTTGCTGGTGGCGTCGGTGTTGCTGGCAATCTTTATGTTGGCGGCAACATTGTTGGTAATATCACAATCAATGGGCAAAATTTTTCCGGCAATGTTTCTGCGGGAAACTTAATATCTACTGGATCAATAAGCGCAACCGGCAATATCACTGGTGGAAATGTTATTACCAATACACTAAGTTTAAGTGGTAATATTATTTCTCCAATTAGCATGATTGCAAATATTACCACAACTAACGGTAATATTCAAGGTGGTAATATAAAAACTAGCGGACAGGTAAGTGCAACTAGCACTGTTACCGGAGGTAATTTACTAACTAGCGGTGTGGTATCTGCCGTCGGTAATATTACAGGTGCATATTTCATCGGCAACGGATCACAATTAACTGGGATACAAGTAACCTCTGCTGGTAATATTAATTCGACTGGGATAATAAGCGCCAGTGGTAATATTAACTCAGCAGGCAACGTAGCAGGCACATATTTCATCGGTAATGGTAGTCAACTTACTGGTGTTGCAGTATCAGGTGGCACTTACATTAACAATGGAAATAGCAATGTAAATGTCAGCGGGAATAGCAACGTTAGTATTGGAATCAATGGAACTCCAAATGTGGCAATATTTGCTTCATCTGGTGAATATGTAACTGGATTAGTTAGTGCAACCGGTAATGTCATTGGTGGCAATATATCAACCACAGGCAATGTTACTGGTGCTAACATTGTTGGCGGTGTGATATCAGCAACCGGCAATATCATTGGCAGTTACCTAGTAGGTAACGGTCGTCAATTAACTGGAGTAGCCGCCGATACTGCAACACAAATTATTTCGGGTACAACCCAAATGGCAGTTGAAATTCCAAGTGGTAATATTCAGGCAACTATTGGTGGTACTGCTAACGTAGTAGTCTTTCGCACTACAGGCGTAAATGTTACTGGGTATATAACAGGTACAGGCAACTTAACTGGTAGTAATATACTCGGAAGCGGACTAGTTTCTGCTACAGGTAATCTTACTATTGGTGGATCTGCCAACATTGGTGGTGCTGCCAACATTAGTGGAAATATTTTATCAAGTGGCATAATCAGTGCCACAGGTAATCTTACTAGCGGTAATATTGCAGTTACTGGTAATGTTAGTTTAACTGGTAACGTTATCGGTGGTAACTTAACTACAGGTGCTCAAGTTGTTGCAATAGGTAATGTAACTGGTGGTAATATTAGAACCGACGGACAAGTGCTTATTATGAGTGCGACTGCGCCGCCAGCAGGTGGAAATTCTAGTGCTGGATACTTGATGTCAAGCACCGCCAACCTTGGTGTGTTCTTTGGATCCGGTGCGCCTACACTGAGTGCGGCACAAGGCAGTCTGTATTTGAGAACAGATGGTAGTTCAACCAGTACCAGAATGTACGTGAATACCACTGGTAGCACTACCTGGACTGCTGTTACTACTGTGGCTTAATTTGATTTGATCTGGCCCAGCAGTTGTTTTAGTTTTGCACTTTGGACATCTGCTGTGACCTTGGGCGTTTCTAGATCAAAGTCTTCTCGAGGCCGGGCTCGTTCCCAGGGTGGTGATTCAGTTTCGGCTTCGGCAGATTTGACTTGACTACGAGCCTTGATTGAATCCATGATACTAGTCTGTGGCTTGTTGTAGCCTGTGCCTTCATCTCCGCCTTCGTCTGTGATTCTCATAGTTTCAATGTTGTATTCAAGATCAATCTTTTGTCCCACACCTGTTGATGAGCGAGATTTCATACATTGAATTTGATACTTGCCACGTTCTTTCATGGCACGACTTGTAAAGATACCAAACACATTGTCAGCAGTATTGATCTTTGAAATACCACCTGAAATATGCGAGTGATCAAACTCAATCTCTTCCACAGCGGATCGATTCAATTGCGACGCTGTGACCATTAGCACACCCAGTTCCTTGGCCAGGTTGCGCAGTTCTTCACTCACATACTTGTCTTTCACAAACAAGTCGTTGGGTGAAACTTTGGCACTCACAGGCATCAGCAGGTCCAAGTAGTCAATCATCATAAAATCTACCCGGATACCTGTTTGGATTTGCACTTCTTTGATATAACTACGGATATCGTTGATGTTACTCTGTGCTGGCAGGGCCTTCACACGGTACTGCCCTGACTTTTTGGCAACCAGTTTGACTTTGAGTTCTGTTGTGTCAATGTCCCGGCGAATGTCCTTGGTGCTCATGTTTGTCAACATGGCATCTGTTCGCAAACTAGTGAGTTCTTCTGAAAGTTCTAGTGTGATGTATACCCCACTGAGTCCCTGTTGCAACCAGTTCAGCGCAATATTCATCATCACAAGACTCTTGCCTGAACCTGATCCACCTGCAAAGATATTTAATTCACCACGACTGAATCCACCATACAACAATCTGTCCAGTTGTGGCCAACCTGTTGAGACTTGTCCGCCCGAATTGAAGTATCGGTTAATGCGGGCCGCAGGATCAGCAAAGTAGTCCGTGCCCATGTCTTTGGTAAGAGATATTTGTACTGCATCTTTGATAAGTTTTTCAACTGGTTCAAACTCGCCTTTTTCCAGCAAGTCTGCCGATTTCAAGATGGCACGTTCAAGTTCTTGACGTCGGGTAAATGCTTCGAACTCAGTCATGAACCACTCGTAATGACCTTC